ACCCATGATTGCATCACCAACTGTTTTGATGATTTCTGGAATCTTTTCAATCGCTGCAACGAATACAGTACCAACTACTTCAGCGACCTTCATAAGAACTGGAGCGAATGCTTCAATGGCAGGTGCAGCTAATCTTAATGCAGCACCCAATCCAATTGCAGCTAAAGTTAGTACACCTATAACTGGAATAGCTGGAGTTAGTGCGGTGAGTCCAGCAGATAAGGTAAACAATCCTCTGCCGATGCCAGAAAGAATAGAACCCAACCCTTTACCGATACCAGCACCTAAAGATTTCAATCCTTTACCTAAACCACCTAGTAGTCCACCACCAGATCCTTCAGATCCACCCTGTGAACTAGCACTGGCAGATCCTCCAGGACGAGTATTCTCTTCAATCTTCTGTAATAAAGAAGTTTGATCACTCATCAATCTTGCGTTTTCTTGTGCAGCTTCTTGCTGTTCTCCTGCTGAGGCGAATGCTTCTGTTGGAGTTTTAGCAACCTCTTGAGCAGCAGGACCAACCATTGATGCTTTACCACCAGCTTTTAGTTGAGCACCTTTATCAAATTGAGCATACTCTTGCGTCAGTGCAGCTTTCTTCGCAAAAAGAGCTTCATTACCTCTAGATGATTTTGCCAATTCTTCATCAGTGAATTTACCACCAGTGGCGTCTCTTAGTTTTTGAATATCTCTTTCAACTTTTGAAGATTCTTTCTTAGCAGCATAAGCACCTTCAAACTTTTTATTAAGATCACCTTCAGCACCAAGTGCTTTCTGTTCTTTAATAAACTTGTCTTTTTCTAATCGTTTATTATTGACACCTAGTATATTTGTAGACTCAAGAAACTTTGTTTTAATATTTTCACCAGAGAATTTACCAGTGATACCTTTCATGGTATCACGAATACGTTCTAATGGAGATTTAAATGTCTTCATGCTATCCATAACTTTTTGGATAGCTTCTTGTGCCTGTTTTCTATCAGCTTCAGCTTCTTTAATAGTGTCAAGACTTTCTTTTAGAACTGCTAAACTTTGTTTAGCAATATCTAAGGATTCTTTATTAGTTGCATCCTCTGGTTTTAATACACTTATCTTTTCTTGAAGATCCTTCATCGTCACTAAAGTTTTAAGTGCATCTTTCTGCACTTCTAACAAAGAGTTAAATGTGCTAGATGATACATGGACGTTAATTGGTGGTTTTGCCATTTTTAGTGCCTTTGTTTGGACTCTATTCTTTTCTTTTCTTCTTCCAGATATTCAATTAACATAAAGACATACACTTCTCTTTCAAACGGAATCATATCCTCAAGTTCCGCCAGCGAGTATTTGTGGTACTGCATCAGAGCGAAATTCATTTTATAGTAATTCGCTAAACTTTCATGACAAAGGTTTATTAAAAAAAACTTTGCATGCCCTCCAGCATCTTCCTGTGTTGCTTTTGGCAAACAGGGCAAGTATATTCAATTTCTTTCTTAATTCTTGGCATTGTTGCAAAGAATTTCTGGATCTTTAAAAATTGGTCAGATGTTAAGTTGTTTAAAAACTGTAACAATTCTTCGTGTTTTTGTTCTTTAGCGTAAAAGATTTCTTCGCCTTGATAGATGTAGTCGATGGATAAAGCGACCACATCAAAAATCTTTTCTAGATTATCTTCGTCTAAAGACTCTAATTTTTTCATAATATCGATGGTTGGATATTTCATCATAACACCAACATCACCGAACAAATCAATTTTATTAGTATGGCTAGGATCTTTTTCTACTTGTAACGTAGTCAAGTCAATAGAAACTTTAACTCTAGCCTTTTCATTATCTTCGCCATGGTCGTTATCGCATGGAAAGATTAATTCGATAATTTCACCAACAGACTTAGCACGGATCTGAGTAAACATATACTCTAGATCAAATGTCGCCAGTTTGTTAGCGTCAATGTCTTCCATAACGCAAGTTTTAACGACACTCTTAAGAGTGTCAACCATAACCATTAAGTCTTCGCTTTGCTGTGCGATTAGCAGTGCCTTTTCCTCTTTAACGAGGAATGGTCTAAACTTAACACTCAATCCACTCGAAGGCACGACCATATTATAGGTCGGTGTATTCATCATCGGTAATGCCATTATTATTCTCCTTTAGCCATATTCTTGATTAACTTATTCAATTCAGCAGTGCTACCTACAAAGATAGCATTGTTATTTGTAACCTGTTTAGCCTTTTCAGCTTTAGATGGTTCATCTAGTTTTTGTTTCTGTTGATGCAAATCCATCAACTGCTGATTTACTTCAGCGAGTTGTTTCATAAGATTACCCACTACTTCAAAAGCACGTGGATGTTCAGATTGCATAGCTACATCGAGAGACTTCTGCAGTGCTTCCTGTCCCTGCTGTAATAAAATGCGAAGATTGTTACGAGTCGTATCGTAATCTGATTCAATCTTTTGACTTGCTGTAGAAATAATCTCACCATCTTGTGTAATCACTTCTGTCTTTGGTGATGTTTGAACATCAAACACTTCAGACAAACTATCATCTATTCTCATTCTTCATCCTTGGTATTTATTGACGAATTTGCAACTCCAGCTAACTTCTCTTTACCACGACTCCATACAGCGATACCCAATACAGCACCCATTGCCATATGGAATAATCCAGCACCCTCGAGTGTTAGAGGTTTCCACTGAGTGATCGGTTGCCCTGCACTATTTTGTAGTAGATTCCATAATACTGGAAAAATAATAAAGTCAGTTATACAAACGACCATATACATCCACCCCATGGATGGACGCCATTTATTATTTAACCAACTTTCTGGAGCCATTAGAATTTTAACAATCTTGGAAGTTTAGTAACAACTGCAGATCCCAAAGCACCTGTTACGAAATTACCAGCATTCTCACCGATAACACCATTTAACTGTTGCTGGAATCCAGTAAAGTTTTGAGTGAATCTATCGATAAAGTTTGTTGGAATTTTTTGGTTTTCTGATAAAGCACTAACTGGTGTTGCAGTCCAATACTTGTACTGCATAGTCACTGTCATCTTCATGAAATCTTTATTGGCATAGTCCATCTGAATCGAACCAATGTTCTTTGGATAGCACTCTTCTAGAATCATTTGATATCTTGTTTTATTCTGAAGATCTTGAACCTCAATAGTCATTTTTGAGATATAGTCATTGTAGTAGTTAAATGTTCTAGTGGTTGGATTCTGAATAACACCAATCCACTCGTCAAACAATGCTTTAACTTTCATATCGTTATCTACATAAAACGACATGTTTAGATTATCAAACAGCTTTTCATAAGGTGTTTCTCTAAACTCACCGAATGTTCTATTCTGAACTGTAGAGTAATTAACACCTGGAAGTTGAATTTGGTCGCAGAACAGTAAGACTTTTCTTAGTGAACTTGGATTCACTCGAGCAGGTGGAGTGAAGATAACAGCGTATCTGTTATTTCTAGCTAGAGAGCCTTTTTTAATTTCTGATATAAAATTTTTAAGCATTTATTTTCTCATTATCTTTCTGGACTCTGCCCAGACTTCTTGTTTGCTTGCTCCCACGAATCTTTCAACTGGAAGTAACATAGCGGTTGCCCAATCATTAGAGTTTATCTGTCTAAATTGAGATCTAACATGACCAGTAAGGTATTGTTTAACGCAAGGTTTAGCTGCTGCATATTTTGAGACTCCATCGATGAGTGCCCAAGAATACTTAATTCTAGTAGTTTCATCTAGTTTGGAATTATTTTTAAACACTAACAAACTATCAAGAAGTGTAATACGCAATTGATACGGTAAATAGTGTAAATTCAAACCAATAAATCCATCTGGTGTTTTACGAAATGGGAGAACTAGCGGAAATCTATCATAATATGGGAGTTCTGCTTTACCCTTTGGATCGTATGCGAACATATACAAAAAACCAGGCATAACTCTATTTGTCAATTGCTCTGGATTACCATCAAGAACTCTTTGAGGGGTGATTTGTTGCCTACTCATTAAGAGTACTTGCTGTTCAAACCATGCACGAGACTTCCTAACTGCTGTTAAGAGATCGTACTGATTTCGCTCGAAAACGTCTTTTAGTTTTGCCATATTAGTTATTTAGGTGTCAACCCCAACTCGTGTTCAGTGATAATTTTAAACTCCCATCCTCGATCTTTAGCATATTCTACTGCTGCAGCCCATTTAGCT